ACCCCTGCAATTATCTCACCTACGGATTTAAAGTAAGTAACGATAAAGTTTCCAAACCCTTTCATCACTTCCCAGACACCCATAACAGCACCTCTGAACCACTCTACTTTATTGTAGGCATATACGAACGCCCCCGCGAGGGCTGCTATGCCGACAATTATAAGTCCGATAGGATTAGCTGTCATCGCTGCCGATAACGCCCAGAAGGCCCCTTCTAAGATAAACGTGGATGCAGCTGCCGCCATTGCCGGTATCTGGTATGCTATCCATGCTCCTGCGAGAATGCCGACAGATACGCCTACGGCATAGATCATGTCTTTGTTCTGCCTCAGCCATTGGACAGTTCCACGGAATAGCTCTATAGTTTTCTCGATGGCCGGCTTAAGCTGTATGACTAGCCTCATCACTATGCCGCCTATCTCTTCCTTCACGTTGGCAAACTCGTGCTTAAGTATTGTCATCTGTCCGGCGTATGTGTTAGCGTCTGCCTGTGCAGACCCGCCGAACTCCTTGTTAAGCTCTGCTAATATCAAAGACTGCGCACCAGCTAAGTCCCCTGTTGCCTGTAGGTTCTTAATGACTTCCTGCTGAGATACGCTGAACGATACGCCAGCTCTGCGTAGAGCGAGCATTCCGGTAGTCGGGTCTTGTAGTGCTTTGCCCACTTGGAGCGTCGCTCCCTGCAGATCTCCGCCCATCTTGGTTGCCAGGTCAAGGATGGCGGGGGTAGTCTTGTCGAGTATCTCTCCGCGTATGTTGGTGAAAGTAAGTAGTAGTGACTGCGCACCGGTGATAGCGTCATCGTCAAAGGTTGACATGCGCATCAGCGATTCTGCCTGTGCGTCGAGCTGCTCCTTGGTTCGGCCCGCAGCGAAGCCTGTAGATGTGAGTGTAGCGTTAAGCTGTGCGCTCGCCTTGTCTGCCTCGTTGAAAGCATCCGCACTTGACTTGAGAAAACTTATGCCGCCTGCCAGTCCAAAGCCAGCAGCCGCAAGTCCGGCAATGCCGACCATAGTAGAGTTGAGAGTTCTGGCAGCGCCATCCGCTTCCCTAATCTTGGAAGTGAACAGGTCTTTGAGCGATAGTACGTATTCAACATTCTCAGCCATGTCATTTCATTTTACCGGTTAACTTCAACACATACGACAGCTGCGATATCCTTTTTGCAAACTTGTCATCATCCATCTCATCTGTGTCCTCTTTAAAGTAAAACAGGATTAAAGCACTCCATTGCCTCAATCCTATTACTTCGTCGCCTTGCGGCTCTTCTATGTGATGCTCTGCTATTTTTTTTTAAACTGATTGCCTGCGGTCTTGATCATCAGATTTATCTCATTCACCACTCCCAGGTAATACACGTCTTCTTCGAGTATCTTCTTATAGTCCGCTTCCTGAATCAGGCAGTCATCCACAAGACTTTCGCAGGCTGTCATTCCGCCGGTAAGAGCGCTGTCCAGAATACGAATCTTGGCTACTCTGCTTATCTCTTTAAGGTAGCCTATTACCGGCTCCTCTTCTGTGCCAAACACCAGCGGGATAACCTTCCGGCCATGCTGCTCTGTCAGCTCTGCAGCACGTTTCTCGACGTGCTGAAACAGTTCGTCTTTCTTCATTTTTTTGTTTTTCAGTTTTCCTTTCAATTTATCTGTCGATTCCTGCAATGATCAGGGGCACAGTTACCATCAGCTTTGTATCGCCCTGGTTGGCGTCCAAAGGGTTCTCCATGAACTCCACAGAGCGTAATACGTCCTTCTGGTCCGGAGCGATGGCGTTGGTACCATACAACACCTGAATGTCGAAAGGAGCGATTGCCAGCGGGTCCCTGTTAGGAGATGCCGCTACGATTCTCTTCCACTCGTCTGTGTATATCTCGATGGATCCTTCGTACTCCTTATTACCATATCCGCGTGACACCGGCTCAGAACCCATCCCGTAGTTGTTCTCTTTGGCTTGTTTGCTCTTGTAGGATATCTTGGTGATGCCTACAACAGGCACACCGAAGAGTACTACCTTAATGCCTGCCCAGCTGTAATTCGTTCCGTTGATTAATGGTGTTGCCATACGTTATAATGAGGTTGTAAATCCTATGTTCACCTGGATGTATCTGCTCACGCCTTTAGGCAACAGCGCAACTGCGATGATTACCGTAGATGTTGCCAACACGTCCTGTGCCGGATTGATTGTTACTGAATAGTTTGATAAATCGCCATCACGCACCATCTGGTCTAAGTTCGGTGCCGCAACACTCTCCAGGTGTGCGATAGTGATATCGCTGATAGTGCCGTCCGAGTTCAGCTGGATAGGTGCTGCAATCTCCGGCAATAGGGAAGTGTAAACACCTCTTATTGCTTTATCGATTGTTCGGTTGTTCTCGATGTATGCGTAGTCTGAAGATACAGATACTGCTGTGTGTGAGTCGTTGAAGAATGTGCCGGCACTTCCTACGTTCTTAACGAGGAAGATGTAGCGTAAATCGTTCAGGTATGACAGCTCGCTGTCGCTCAGCTCGGTGAACAGATCACCATTCGCGAATGCTACGGTGTCCAGCTCTACGCCATTGCTCAGGTTGAACTTGCCCTTCCATGCGATATCCTCAGATACTTTAGCTAATGCCTCTGCACCTAATACAGCACCCAGACAGGTGATAGACTTGCCAACAGAGCTGTAGAGGAACGCGCCTAAGCCCGCACCGTCCTGACCGATAACAGAGCTCACCTTATAAGCTGACAGCGTCTGAAGATTTGTTAGTGTTGCTAGATCCGTTACCGCGGTAAAGTCATTCGCTAAGACAACGCTGGAGATAGGCTTATGTGCCGTATCCAATGCCGCCAGCACTGACTGTATAGTCGTTAATCGAGAGCTGCTGTATGCCGCCTGTGAGTAGATACCCATCTGTCTGATGGCACCTAACGCATAGTTCTGCATAGTGGTGATCTCGCTGAATGTGTATGTGCCAGGGACGGCATAAACGCCTACCCAAAGTACTCCTTTAGGCTGGATGCGGAAAAACTCGCTGATGTGGTAGTGCATTGTGGCGAGCTGTGAAGCTACACCCAGCACCGTTGAGGCAGAGCCTGTCGGCTGCGTTACTGTAGCGGTGTTATTTCCTGTTACCGTTGCGGCATAAGGAGTCCCTGAGTTCGGAAATACCCCTTCGCCGGCTTTGGTTGTTATTAGCAGGTTAGCCGATGCGCTCGTAGCTGTAAAGCCGTGCGAGTAGGTGCCTGCATTAATCTGAGCGGCGTATGCTGCCGCTGCTGTTGTGGTTGTTGTCTCTTCACCGGTTACCAGAGCGTATGTCGGTAGCACTGTTACAGCACCATCGATTCCGGTATATACTACTTTCAACGTGTCGCCGACAGCTGGAGTGCCTCCGATAGCAATCTTCGCTACTGCTTTGGTCTCGTCAGAGTAAGTATCTACAATACCCAAGTCTTCGGCATCCTCCACACTGAACACTTTCTTTATCCTGTCTGAAGAACTGAACCCTGAAGGCAAAGTTCCGCTGTAAAACATGAGTGCAGAATAATGGTCCTCGCCGGCTATTGCACGGCCTAAACCACCCTGACCTTTTACGAACGTGATATCGTTCAATGCCATTTGCTTTTAATTTAAATAGTTATGATTACTGTACCACTCTGCTGGCTTCCACCCACTTCGCCCCGTCAAATATGAACTTAACAACAGCCTTTAATCCGCTTGATAATGTTGCCGTTCCTGCCGATACCCAATTCGTTCCCGTGAACTTCAGCATATCTCCGGATGTACCGGTAGCTAAGATTGTCAGCTGATCGCCCAGGAATGCCTTTGTCACTGTCGGGGACTTAAGCGCAAAGCTGTCCAGTACCGCGATAGTAACAAGCGTGTTGTATGCAGAAGTGCTGAGAGTGGCGCTGTCTGCACCGGCAGCATCTGTTAACGCTGTCAGCTTGCATGTCAGCGTTCTGAAAGTGTTATCACGCCCTGCGGTTGTCCCGAAACGGGGTGATGTTGACTGTGCCACTGCCGCTAATGTGCAGATGGTGAATAGAACAAAGAGTATTTTTTTCATTTTTTGATTTTTTACTTATTAATAATTACGCTCCGTAGTAAACTACTTCAGAACCCCATCCGATAGCAACATCTGCTTTCATCAACATCTTGATGAAGAACAGCTCTGAGTTCGCCTGTAAGCGAGCCAGCTGCAAGCCTTCATCAGCCATTGAGTTCATACCTACCCACAGGTTGGAGTCCATTCCTGCTGTACCTTTCGCCACGATAACCGTGTTATCCGGGAAGTCAGCGATCTTCACCAGCTTACGTCCTTTGAACGTTGCGATACCTTCCTGTGTCACGTCGATACCTTTGTAGGTCTGTGCCACCTGGGATGCTGCGTACAGGTCATATGTTGCGTAAGAGCAGAAGAACTTCATGGATGGGTCGTATCTCAACTCAACCGGGATCTTGTTGTAAGCCAAGAGCAGCTGTGCCTGGATGTTGGAAGCATCAAGAGTAGTACCTGATACATTCGTTCCGGCTGCGGTGGACTGCACCTTCGCCTTCTTCACGAAGCCATCAAAATACTTGTAGATGCCTGTGGTGTCTGTATCACCGTTCCAGATTTGCTTGTTGAAGTACTTGGTATGTCGCGCCATTACTCCCTGTACCGTTACGGACTCAGCACTGTATGGCAGCGCTCTGTCGATTAAGGTAGGGTTCAGCTGTGTCGCATACCAGTGGTCTTCAAAGTCTCTCGGGTTGAACTCCATGTAGATCATGTAGTCAGCAGGTGTCAAAGACACGCCATCTACTGTCGCACTTCCCTGAGAAGTTGGTGTTGCCGCTCTGTCCTGGATCAGGGTAGAGTAGTCAGCATCCCAGCGCGGGATGGTGAATTTTTTCTTAATGCCGTCCTTCACGTATACGTGACCGCCATTGATTGTGTCTGCACCTGTTATCGCTTTAAGGATAAACTGCTGAGCCGCTTCGCCCGCATACGTGGTGTCTGATATTACGAATCCGTCTGCCATTTTATTGCTGTTTTAAGTTTGTTTTAGAATTGATTTCAAACATCGCCGCTGCCATGTTGTATGGGCGGGCTTCTTTATTGTCGTCGCCGTCAAGCTTCTCTGACTTCTTGTTAAGTGGCAGCTCTTCAATCAGCGCCTTAACGCCGTCGAAGTCTTCTTTTGCCTTGTTCACCCATTTCTGGATAGTCTCCGCATCGTTCTTGATACGACCTTCTTTAGCGAAGTTCTGAACCATCGCTGTCGCCTTCTCGGTCTTAGCGTTGTCCTCCACTTCCGCGGATGTTTTCTTAAGCTCTGCCAGCTCGTTCTGGATGGTCTCCAGCTCTTTTGCTTTGCTCTCCTGCGCGATTTCCAGTTCGAGAATTTTATCCTCGTTTTCTTTGTTCTTCGCTTCCGCAGATGCCAGCTTGTTCTGCACATCGGTAACGGCGTTCAGGATTACATCCTCAGACGAGTCCGGGTTTAATCCTAACTTATTTGCTACTTTAACCATTTTGCTATTTTTGTTGAATAAATTATTAAGTACTACATTCGATTCTTTCCAGTATGCTCTCATGTCCTGTCCCTGCTGCACCATCCGCTTCTTGTTGTAATCGCTCGACATCTCCACTTTGTCACACAGCCCTGAGTCCATTGCTTCCGAAGCTGTTATCCATGTGGTCTTATCCATCATGGCGGATATCTCGGACTCTGTCTTGCTGCATCTGCCGGATATCATGGATACCAGAGAGCCTTTGATCTTGTCAAGACCTTCATCCTTTGTGCCGTCCTGGTTATAGGGGTTGTGGTACATCAGCAGTCCGTAGTCCGACATGACGCGGTTGCGTCCTGCCTGGAAGATTACTGCTGCTATCGAAGCGCATATACCGGCACAGTAGGTGTCTACTTTGGTTTTCGATTTAAGGATGGCATTGTAGATTGACATGCCTTCAAGTACCGAGCCGCCGGGGGAGTTTATCCACACCTGTATCTTGCTCTTACCCATCGTATCCAAAGCGAGTAACTCAGCTTGAAAAGAACTTCCGTCTATTCCGAACCCATCTTCACTGTCAAAGCCTATATGCTTGTTTATTAACATTACAGGCTCATCGCTATTCACATCAACAGTGTATCGGAACTCCATTGCACAATTTTACAATGGTGGATTTTATCAGGTCGTGATGTACATTACATTAATGCTTGACAAATCGGGAAAAAGGTTGTAATCTTGTATAGCGAAGTTGATTATATGATTTACCTTAGTAAAAATTTACTCACAATAAGGCACGGTGCGATTATCCTTACCGGTAATCATTCGACTTCGCGGTTGCACCGTGTCCATTTAATCTATAAA